GGGAAAGCTTTGATAGCTTTACCCGATAAAGCGTTAATATGTTCTACACTTGGGTCCATTGGAGACGCTTCTGGAACAGGCGGCATCAAAGAATCTATGTCTTTTACACCTAACGCTTCATACATTGATCTATAAGCAGCAGGAAGGTTGTGCATTCCAGGATTTGACATAGCCATCTGTAATGCTGTTTGTGCAAGTTGTATTCTTTGTGTTTGTGAAAATATGTTTGGGTCTGCTACAGGTATAATATCTACTTTTTGATCAAAGTCTGTTGCTTTAATCTGTCTTTGTCCACCTACAACATCATACGGATAAGTTGGTGGTAAGTATGTTGCAAATACACCAGACAATAACATGAATTCTTTTTTCATAGATTGATACAATCTTTTGTGAATAGCAGACATAACCCGCGAGCCACGCTCCAATAACGCAACTGTCGTGCCCACTGCTGCACTTTGATTACCATCGCCCACTTGCATATCAGCAATAGACGCGAATCGTTGCCCTGCTTGTACAACCACACCCATCAAAGACAATAATGTTTGTGATGGTTCTTTGAACGGCAATATTTTAAATGCATCGTCTAGTCTTCCACCAGGGGCATCAACATCACGAAACTCGCCCGGCTGCAACGGTTGTGCTTCATCACGAACTCTGATGCCTCGCATCTTGAATCCGGCTGGTAGGTTTGACAAGGTGCCGGCGTCTAGAAGCTGTCTCAATGCTGCAGTTGCAGTTCGAGACAATCCACCGATCATGTGTATAAGGCCGAATCCATAGAAGCCTAGTCCTGGTAAAAACTTAAAGTGTACAAAGTAATCTTTTCTTCTTCTTGTTGGATCTTGTGCGTCGAAATTTCTTCTTATCGATAAAACTTTTCCTGTGCCCTCATCAACAGTCACAACGTACGGAAGTTTAATTTCTGTTGGCTCTCCTGTTTGTGGATTCATGTCTTGGAAACCATCTAAGTCTAATTCTGTGTGACACTCTATTATTGTAAATACTTCGTCTTTGCTTGTTCCTGAAGTTCCTTCCAAATCATTTTTTGATTCTTTTATGTCGTCTTCATTATAAGCAGGTGAGCCCAATTCAGTATCTAAATAAAAACCTGACACTTGCATCTTTCGCATTTCGTTTGCTGGCATCTTTACGATGTGCATTATCGTGTCTGCTTCTTCAAGCGAGTTTGCACTGTAAGGTACGATTAAATCTTCTGCAGGCACAAACTTAGAAACACATCTTCCAAGATTAAAATCATAATAAACTTTTTTAAATGCAGAACCTGCAAGTGGTAAGTTAAATAACATTTGATCAAACTCTGGTTCATACTCCGGCATCTCACACATAAGTTGATAATTCATAAATTCTTTTACTCGTTCTGCTTGATCACTTTTTATTTTGCTTGGCTTACCCATAACACGTGTTCTGACGGGACCATCTGATGGTAATAATTCTTTGTATGCAAGAGACTGAAACTGTGTAACTGCTTCTGCTAGCACAGGGTGTGTTGCACCACTTGCACCTTGAAAAGGTTCTGTTCTGTCTTCGTATTTAAAACCTAATAGGTCTAGACCTTTTATGTAAGACTGTTCCCAATCATCACGAGATGATTTGTAATCTTCAAAAGCTTCTATTAGATCAGATCCTATAGGATCTAAAATATCTTCTTCTAAAAATTCTGCTAGGTTTGCGTTAGGATCATTTGCAGCACCAGTTTGTATTGCCATTGCAGCAGGATCAAAATCTATTTCCATACCACCATCTTCAGTTGGTGTCATTTCAATTGGTTGTTTCGGTGGTTCTTGTGGTAACTGTATCTCTTGTCCTTTTTCTTTTGGACCAGGTATATCCATTTTAGTTCTTATTACGTTGGGTAACGCTTTATCTACTGTTGCCATTATGATGCTTTCCTTTTAAATAATGTTCCTACCCCACCCATGTTATATCCTACTCTGCCACCTTTTGCAAACTCTTCACCTGTTGTTGGGTCTTTGCCTGAAACGTTTGGATTAGGGTTTGTTTGTGTTTCTCTAAATTTTTTTGCTGCTTCATCTAGTTTTTGATCCGATGTTTTTACAAGGTTAGCCCATGACTCTACACCAAATTTTAAATCGTCGTATGTACCACCGCCTTCATAATCACCAATGCCTTCTCCTGGTCCTTTCATAAATTCATCTGCTTCAAATGAGTTTGGCTCTTGTGATACCTTACTTTTACCTTTACCCATCGTAATATTTTGTTGTCCCGGTATAAATCTTAACTCAGTTGCCTGCATTTCATCACCTCTACCAGAAATTTCAATTGTTCCATCGGATTTATATTCTGTCATATATATTTTTTTATTAGGTAAATTAGGATCTGTAAATTCATAGAAGTCATATCCTTCTCCTTCTTTAACAGCTTTGTAATCTGCTTGTATAAGTTTACCTTCTTTTCTAATTTTATCTACAAGTGACGGAAACCACACGGGCATACCCTCTGCTGTCAATGGTGTTTTAGCTGCACCCTTTGCTACAATTTCTGCAATTTCTTTACCTGCTCTAGGCATAAACAAAGTTGCCAGTCCTGCACCCATGGCTCCTAAAAAATTACGTCTTGTTATCTTTGGTCCGCCGCTGCCTTCTTTAAACCCTATGCGACCGCCCTTTGCATTCAATGTTCTGTCTGTATCAAACGGTGATTTGTAAACTCCTGTTCGCGCACCTTCTTGATACGCTTTTTGCACCTCTTCCATTTTTTCTATTGCAGTCTCAAGCTCCCCTGGTGTTATAGCCGTCTCCGCCATCTCTCGTCCTCGAGCCATATCAGCTTTTGCTTGATTCCCTATAGATTCCAGAGCCTTTTCAAAATTACCACTTTTGACTAAATCGTCCATGCCCCCGCCCATCATACTTTCCATAAGTGCTCTTACTTTTGCAGCTTCGGCTTTTACAGCGTTTATGTCGTCAGAATTTTTTATAATGTCAAAGTCAATATCGCTTACATCTAATCCCATGGTTTCAAGCTGTTCTTTAACTTCGTCTGTTCTCGCCCTTATTTGTTTTAATTCTTCATTTATTTTACCACCTTTTTGAATAAGCTCTTGTTCTCGTGCAAGTTGATCATCCAACATTGGGTTGCCTGTTGATTTAAATGGTAAATCGTTTGCTGCTTCCAAAAGCTCTTCCACAAACTCTTCTTTGTTCATCATGTTTTGTGTTTCTATGTAAGCACCGATCATATCGTCATCTTGCATAGTTACTCTTTTTGGATCACCTGGTGGATAAGCCTCGTTCATCTTATCAACGATCAATTGTTTTACATCTTTTATGTCTCTATTTGTTGACGAGGCAAGGCCTCTAATAAAAGGGTGCTCTTTGCCTGTTAACAACATAGACTCAGCATCATCCACAAGTCTAACTTTTTGTCCTGCTGTAATACCACCCAGTAAAGGATTTCTGTCTTGTGCTTGTAGAGTTTCAAATTCTTTCCTAGTCATCGGGCCTTGATTTGTAAGCACCATCTCATCAGCGGCTTCTTCAAATGTTGCCCCTGTTTGTTTAGGCTCTATGCTTTTTATTTTACCTTTATCTCGTAGCTCTGCTGCTCTTGCCTCTGGTGTAATATTTCTTTCTTTAATTATAAACTCCTCAAGGGACATTGCGTCATCATAACCCGCGTCAGACAATGAGCCTGCTCTTCTTAATTCTTCATATCTTTCGGTTAGTGCTTCATCTGAATAACCACCCACACCTGTGCGCATTTGTGTTTCTGTAAAAGACTCTGGTCGATAACTAAAAACTTCTGCTTCAACATTGCCTTCTTGGTCTATTATTTTTTCTTTTTGTTTTTTAAATTCACCAGGTTTGGTTGTTTCGTCAAACTTACCTGTGGCCTCTCCTAAATCTGTTTGTCTAACATCTGCTGCAAAATCATCTAGTGCTTGTTGTCCTTTGGTTGATTGTGCAATCCCACTATCAGAAGTTTTAAATAAATTTGCTAAAAATTTTCTAAACTTTTCGATCATTAATAATACGTCCTTCGTTGCTGTGGTAGAGGTTCATCATCATAGTCTTCTGGATGTTCCACAAAGCCACCTTGTCTAAATCTCATTACGGCTTGAGTCATACTATCCACTAAGTCATCGTGTTCCCCTAATGGAAATGCAGCGCACTCCTCTATAACCTCTTCAGCAAACTTACGGTCTGGATACCAAACCATGCCCGCCTCGAATAATGGCGCAACAGCGTTTACTCTTGTATGTTTATCATTTCCCTTGCTGGGTGTAAAGTTAATAACCGGTATGCCCATCTGTCTAAGTTCGTACGTAAGCGGGAGCCCCGATGCTTTAGCCTCGATTATAACGGTTTCTGGTGACCAATAGTCGTATTGTTCTTT